ATTATTGATGGTTTTAAACCATCTCAGCGTAAAGTAATATATGGATGTTTAAAACGTAATTTAGAAAAGGAAATTAGAGTTGCTCAATTGGCTGGTTATATTAGTGAAAATTGTGCGTATCATCATGGAGAAGCTAGTTTACAGGGAACTATTGTTAATATGGCACATGATTTTGTGGGTTCAAATAATATAAATTTACTTGAACCTATAGGACAATTTGGAACACGTATTATGGGGGGGAAGGATTCAGCGCAACCGCGTTATATTCATACAAAATTATCGCCAATAACTAAGAAATTATTTATTAGTCAAGATAATGCGCTATATGATTATAATAATGATGATGGATTAATTGTTGAACCATTATATTATGTCCCAGTTTTACCAGTATTATTGATAAATGGAAGTCAGGGTATTGGAACTGGATGGTCTACTGATATTCCATGTTTCAATCCAGTAGATATTATTGATAATATTGAGAGATTTATGAAAAATGAACCATTAAACGAAATGATTCCATATTATAAGGGGTTCAAGGGTAAAATAGAAAAACAGGGTAGTAATTATATTTCTAAAGGCATTTATGAATTACAGCACAATAAAATTATAATTAAAGAATTACCAATTGGTGTTTGGACTGATAATTACAAGAATTATTTGGAAACACTTGTAATTGACCCTAAAAATAAGGCAAGTAAACAAATATTGCGATATTATAATTCGTATTGTAATGATTTAGAGGTTCATTTTGAGTTAATTTGTAGTCAAGATATTATAGATAAATACAATGTTTATAGTGAATCTATTAAAATGACTAAACTTGAAAAATTATTTAAATTGGTGGGTCATATTAATGTGTCTAATTTGGTAGCATTTAATGAAAATAATAAAATAGTTAAATATAATAATATTAATGAAATATTAGTATCTTATATTAATGTGCGATTAAATTATTATGTTAAACGTAAGGAATATTTGCTAGGAATGTTACAAAGTAATATTAGTTTATTAGAAGTAAAAGTAAGATTTATCAATGAATTTATAGAAAATACTATTATTATAAATAATCGGTCGAAACAAAATATTATTGAACAATTAGAAACCGGAAAATATCCATTATTAGATAGTATTTCATATAATAATAGTATAACCAACAATGATACCAATAAAGATACTATTAATAATGAATTATCACTACCAGAATCTAATAACAAATATGATTATTTATTAAAAATGCCTATTTATAATTTAACAAAAGATAAAATAGACGAATTTAATACACAATTAGCAGATAGAAAAATGGAATATAATATATTAGAAAACAAAAATCAGACTCAATTATGGGATGACGATTTAATGGTATTGAAACAAACATGTTTTAAAGATGCTAAAAAATTTAAAGCTAAAAAACACGTTTTAAAATTAAAAAATAAAGCAACATAAATAAGTTATTATTAGATTTGTATTATAATATTATGTAAATTTTATAAAAAATTAAATGGTGTTCTACATACAGGGCATTTACAGTTATCATTTATTAATGTTGAGTAACAATTTCTACAGATAAAATGACCACAACCTAAATCTATATGAGACTCGTCTATAGTATTATTTTGTAAATGTTGATTTTGTATTTCATTATATATGGTATAACATACGGGACATTCATTATGTGTAGAATTATAATTATTTTTTATAAATTCAAATTCATAATCATTATTAATAAAACATATTTGGGGTGTTCCAAAATCACTTTTAAGAGATACATTTAAATAATAATTTATTTTTTCATAACGAGTATATTTTTCTAATAATTCCAATATTAGTATTTCTAAAATATTGTTTACATTACCAAATAATGATACCTTAAGCATAGTTTTATATTTAAATAAATATTTTTCATAAATTTCACTATATAACATGATATTATTATTATAATCTTTTTTAAAGTTAATATGTAACTGATTTCCATTAATATCTTTTTGACATATAAATATTAGGGTATTAATAATATTATATTCATTTATATTTAGATCAACTATTTTTTCATCTAATATTTCTTTTAATGTATAATCATAATCAATAGACACCATATCAACTATTAATAAGAAACTAAATAATTATATATTAATATCTTTAATAATTTTTAATATAAATAATTAAAAATATAAATAATTAAAAATTAAAAATATAAATAATTAAAAATATAAATAATTAAAAATATAAATAATTAAAAATATAAATAATTAAAAATATAATTTAATAACGAACTATTACATATTACTATATAATAATATGTCTATTATTATATCATTAATATTGGGGATATTTATTGGTAAAGTCCAATAATCATCAAATTCATCATTAGAATTATATAAAATTATATTTCTATTTTCTAATTCATCTTCTATTTTCTCTTTATCTAATTTGGTACTAATTAAAAAATAGTTTGTTTCACTATTCATATATTCTATATTATTAGTTGTTAATAATTTAAATATACGTTTTTTTTCTTTTATTAGTTCTTTCTTTATTTTAGTATAATAATCATCTTTATAAACATTTAATGCCAATGTTTCATTTAATTTATCTATAGGATTTATAAATTGTGTAGTTTCGATAAAATTTGCCAACTTATTATTAGTAATAATATATGATAATTCCAAATTTTCAATAGAATAAAAATTATTAAAGCTTCTTAATACTATAACATTAGGGTATTTAATAAAATTTATACCATCTAATATTTTAGTGGAATTATTTTTAGATTCTATTTTATTATATAATTCCGAAAATTCTAAAAACCGTTGGTCAATTAATATTATTATATTGGTAGGTATAGATTCTATTAACTCTTCCATAATTTTATGAGTAATACTTTGACCAGATATTATATTTGGACTTGTTAAATATATTAATTTAGTTTTAGTATTTATTTGATTTTTAAGTTTATACAAATCTATATTTAAATTTTTATTTTGTTTTTTAAATAAATAATATTTTAATTTAATTTTGTTTTCTATAGAAACTAAATCAATATAATCCCATGTTGGAAAAGATGTTATTAGTTCTTGATATTTAGGGACAAAAATATCACATATTTTTTTAATGGCGTCAAATTCAGTTTTAAAAATAACAATATTTTTTTTTGATATATTAAGATTTTTAGCTATAACAGAATTTAATATTGAATCATTTTTAGATGTATTATTTATATTATTTATTATATTTTTAGATATTATTTTAGATATTACTGGAGACATTTCATATGGATTTTGTTTAACTAAATATACTAATTTATCTTTTTTATTTTTATTTATTTTTTTAATTTGATTTTTATTTTTAGTGTAAGTTGCCGAATCGTATTTTTCTTTTTTAACTTTTAATTGATATGATGGAATAATTTTAGATAAATCTTCATCATTTAAGAATGATTCTACCGAAATAACTTTACCTGATATTTCATGTAATGGTGCTTTTATAGTATATATAAATACCGGAAATAATATACTTGGTTCTTTTCCAAATAAATTGCCAAAATATTTTTTATATTTTTGTGTGTTAATTTTTTTATTCATTATATTGCTTTTACCATTATCTATTGGAATATCAATACGTATAATAGTAGAAGCAATATTATATTCCATTAATTCATCTGCTAATAAATTACTATATTTTTCTAATGTATTTTTTATTAATATTTCACTACCAGATATATTACCAGTTTCAACAATTTTAGAAGAATCAGAACTTATATTAATAATACGGCCATTTATTTTACGATTTTTCATATGATAGCCTATTTTTTGAGATAGTATAATAGAGCTATTTAAATTAACATTCATTTCTTCTAACCAATCGCTCGATTTTTTACTTAATAAAAACCGAGAACCTTTGGATGTAGATGCATTATTAATTAAAATATCTATACTATGTACTATTTTAAATACCTTTTTATATAATTTATCAACACCATCATTATTTGATAAATCTATGGCAATACCATGAACATTGGGGTTAAATTTTTTAAAATCTTCCACTATTTTTTTAACTTTTTCTTCTTTTTTACCACTAATTATTAATATAGGTTTGTATTTATTTAACATTTTAGATACTTCATATCCAATTCCAGATGTAGCTCCTGTGATTAATATTTTATTATTATATAAAAATTTTTTAGAATCATCTTCATCATTATATTCTGAATTATTTTTTTTAATTTTTTTTTGAGTTTTTTTATTTTTATCTAAAATATTCTCTAATGTATTTCTAAAATTTTTAATTTTCTCAACCTGAAAATTTTCTTTATAACTATTTTTTTTATAATAAATAAAAACTATAGAAATAGACAATAATATAAATAAAAATATTATATTCATAATTAAAATATTAATTTAAAATAATTTTAAATTTTTTTCTATGATTAAATTATATGGTTTTTAATTTTGGAGCTCCTTTGTATGAACATTTTGATAATCATGAACCTGAAGTTGAATCTGATGATATTCCAGATATTGAAGCTGGTCTTGGGTCAGATCCTATGGAGATGGATAATTCTATACCAGACTCTGGACAACCTAGTTCCACATGCCCCGATGGGTCTCCTATAACTATGGTAAATGGGGTTGGATTATGTCCAATAAACGATAATACATCGTCCTCAATGGTAAATAGGCGAGAGAGACAAGTAGAACCAACATGTTCGGTTGGATGTGATGGTAATACTAGATTTTCAAGTGATACTGGTGAAGAATGTAATAACCCATGTAGAGTTATTGGACCAGAGCCAGCCCCAACCCCAGCCTCAAGACCAGACCCAAGACAAGAACCCGAATCAGATTCAGATTCAGAATTAGATCCCGAACCATCGGAAGAACGTTTCTCAGATTATGTAGAACATTTTGACAATGGTAGTAGTGTATTATCGAGATGTTTAAATGTTAATTTACTTTTGAAAGCGGTTTTATTTGCGTGTTTATTTTATATATTAGCACACAATGATTCCCGTAAAGTTATATTAAAATATATTAATGTTGGAAACCAAAACTATTTATATGTTGCCAGTGTATTATACTTTTTAGTATATATGGTATTGAATATTTTAGTATAATAATCTTGTATTAAAAATTGATTAATTATTTATTTACTTATATTATTTACATATAGTTTATTAAACTATGATTATATATATCGATAAACCATATGGTAAAACGCCAAATGAAATTATCAATAGTCTTAAAGAAAAAGACCAATATAAAAATAAAAAAATAAGTTTTGCGGGTAGATTGGATCCTATGGCTAAAGGAACATTAATGTTATTAGTTGACGAAGATTGCTTAAAACAAGATATTTATATTAAACATGAAAAAATATATAGATTTAAATTAGTTATAGGAGTAAGCACTGATAGTCATGATATTTTAGGAAAACTTTTAAATTATAATTTAAATTATAATCATGAAACAATTAATACAAAATTAATAAATGACATTATAGATAAATTTATAGGAATGCAGGAACAATATTATCCATGCTATTGTTCTAAAAGAATTAGAGGAAAGCCATTATGGTATCTTACAAAAAATAATTTACTTAAAGATACAGAAATGCCTAAAAAACATATAAATATTACATATTTAAAATTTTTAAAAAAAAATATTGAAAATATTGATACTACTATAGATTATTTTATTAATTTAATTAGTAAAGTATCGACTAAATATAATTTTAGACAAGACGAAATTTTACCAATGTGGGAAAAATTTAAATTAAACAATATTGATAATAAAATAATGATATTAGATTTCGAAACACATGTTTCTAGTGGAACATATATACGAAAATTAGCACATGATATTGGAACATTTATAGATATTCCATGTATTGCTCTAAATATTGATAGACTTGAAATAATTTGTAAATAAATTGTAAAATAAATAAAAATAAATTAGTAATATATTATAATGGGCGATGAAGAATTAAATGATATTACAATGGATAGTTATATCAGGAAAAGTCCAGGAAAACGTTTTAAATCATATACTATTGGTGTTATTTTTACATTGATAATTATAGGATGTATATTTTTTATTGGAACTATTGGGTCTGATTTTTTCGCATTATTAATATTTTTGCTTATTATATCTATACCAATATTAATATTATTTAGGAAAAAATTATTAAATATATTACCAGATTTTTTAAGTAGTAGTTTATTAGAAATAGATAATGAAGAGAAAAATGAAAGTTTAAATCCAAAATTTAGTATATCAAAATGGGTAAAAGAAGCTGGTATATATATTACTATAGTATTATTAGTAATTACATCCATAATTTTATTAATTGATTTTAGAAAAAAACTAAATGAAAAAAAAACATTATATAAAATACTTGGTGGATTATTATGTGTTGTTTTTTCGGGAATGTTATTATTAGATATTGAAGAAATTACTACAGAAAATACAACCGACATTAAACAATCATAATAATAATAATAAATAATAAATAATAAATAATAAATAATAAATAATAAATAATAAAGAAACTAAAACATTTAAAGAAAATCACATTTAAACTAATATAAATATGAATATTTTAGAAATCAAAACTATTCAATCAGCTGCATTTAGAATATTAATAGAAGCTCTTAAAGAAATATTAACAGATGCTAATTTAGAATTTGATAGTACTGGTATTAAAATTATGGCAATGGATCCATCACACACAGTTTTGGTTCATTTAAAATTAGATGCATCTAATTTTGAATATTATGAATGTTTAAATAAAAAAACTTTAGGAATAAATATGCTAAATTTGTTTAAATTAATAAAAACTATGGGAAATAGCGATACCCTAACATTGTATTTAGAAGAAAATAATGAAAGTGTTTTGGGTATAAAAATAGAAAATAGTGAAAAAAATACTGTTACAAATTTTACATTAAATTTAATGGATTTACATGAAGATAATATAGAGATTCCACCAGCAGAATTTGAATCGGTAATTACGATGCCATCAGTTGATTTCCAAAAAATTTGTAGAGATATGCATAATTTAGCAGATAATATTGAGATAAAAAGTGTAGAAAATCAGCTAATTTTTACCTGTAAAGGACAATTTGCTACTCAAGAAACATGTATTGGAGAAGCAAATAGTGGATTACTATTTGTTAAAAATTATAATCCCGATGAAATAGTTCAAGGTATTTTTGCTTTAAAACATTTAGTATTATTTAGCAAATGTACTAATTTATGTAATTCTATTGAAGTATATTTGAAAAACGATTATCCATTAATTATTAAATATAGCGTTGCTTCATTAGGTGAAATTAAATTATGTTTAGCACCTAAAGTAGATAATGATTAAAAAGTATAATATAAAAATATTAAAAATATTAAAAATAATAAAAAATATTAATATTTCTAATTAGTGAAAATAGTATAATTGTTTATAGTAATGTAAAATAGTGTAAACTATTTAAATTAACAATGTGGTTTATATAATGATTCGTCATATGATAAAATATCCAATTTATTTAAATTTTCGATAGAATCTATATTTTTATTTTTATTCCAAATTTTTAATATACTAAATTTCTTTTTTGGACTTATTGATATTCCATTTATAATATTTTTGTCATTATTTGATACATTTTCTATACATAAATTTATAGATATTTCATCCCATATACTTTTAATATTTTCTTTTGGTATTTTAAATGACCAAGAACCACCATTAATATTTTCTGTATGTTCCCATAATGGTTCTATTTTATCTCTCATTAAAAATAGCATACCATTTTCGATAATTTTACTATCAATATTATTATATATACCCCAAAAATCTTCAATAGAAGTTATTGTAGCTATATTAATATAACTATCAATGTTCCAATTATTGTCCAATGGATTATGAAACCATAAAATCCATTTAGTATTTAATAAATGCATTATAATGTTATATTATTTATTTCTTTAAACATTTTTATAAAACAATTTTATTTCTTTATATTTTATTTATTATTATTTTATAATATTTTAACTATAATTATCATATTAACTATTAGTTATATTACATTTACCTTCTTTTATTACTATATTTAACTCACTGTTTTCATATATTTCTATATTTTGAGTAATAATTTTCCATATTATTTTATTATTCAAATTTAAGTAAATATTTTTATCTTTTAAATAATTATTTAATAGAAATACCCATAATTGTTTATAATAAATATTATTATTAGATAATAATAATTCGCAGTTATATGATATATATGAATTTAATAATATTGTAATGTCATAATCCCTATATAATACATTATTATCATTATCATTTATTGTTATTGAACAACTAATAATAGGTGAATTATAATTTATTATTTTTTGTAAAAATAAATCGGTATCATCTAATAATTCCGATGTGTTTAGTTCATTTTCTATATGTTTATCTTCATAATCTTTATGTTTATCTTGTTCCTTAATACAACATTCTATTGTATTTATATTTTTATAATCATCTATAGATTCTTCGCATTCTGGTATACTATCCAAAATATCAATGTTTGTATTATGTATTTTTGTATTATATATAGAATTAGAGCCAAGTTGTGTAAAATGTATATCATTAGTTGGATTATTTTCTAATAAAATGATATTTTTAAAATGTTTTTGTTCTAGAATTAAATTTATTATTATTATACTATTTTTATTTAATTTTGAAATATCTGAATTATCAATTATTTTTAAATGATTATTTTCATATAACTCTATATATATATTTTCATTTTTAATTTTAAAATTTTGAATAATTATATCAAAATAAGTATATATTTGTAGCAATTTATACGCTATACTATTCTTATTATTTTTTATATAGTATATAAAATAT